TGACGAACAACAATGCGTTGCTTCGTCGCCTTAAAGAGCGCGGGAACGTCAAGACGTTTTCGGGCGGTAACGTGATCTTGGAAGAAATCATGTATAATGATTCTTCCACCAACAACACCAACAGCTACTCCGGCTATGAAGTGCTGAACGTGTCGCAGAACAGCCCCATCTCGGCTGCTCAGTTCTCGATCACTCAGTATGCCTCGGCGGTGACGATCTCCGGTCTGGAAATGATCCAGAACTCCGGTAAGGAAGCCATCATCGACCTTCTGGATGGTCGCATGAATGTTGCGGAAGCGCAGCTTGCGAACCGTATCGGCGGCGACATCTATTTGGACGGCACTGGCAACAGCGGTAAGAACATTACCGGCCTTGCTGCTGCGGTTCCGGATTCTCCCTCGACGGGCACCTACGGCGGCATCAACCGCGCGTCGTTCTCGTTCTGGCAGTCTGTCGCTTATTCCGGCGTGACCAACGGCGGTTCCGCTGTTTCTGCCTCGAACATCCAGCAGTATATGGATGCCGTGGCCGTGCAGCTTATCCGTGGTACGGACAAGCCTGACCTGATCGTGGCCGACAACAACTACTATCGCCTGTATCTGCAGTCGCTGCAGTCCATCCAGCGCATCTCGGACTCCGGTTCGTCGATGGCTGGCGCTGGCTTTGCCTCGCTGAAGTACTATGGCGCTGGTATGGCGTCGGACGTTGTGCTGGACGGTGGTATCGGTAATGCCGCGACTGCCAATCACATGTGGTTCCTGAACACCAAGTACCTGATGTTCCGCCCGCATGTTGATCGCAACTTTGTTCCGATTGGCGGCGAGCGCCAGGCGGTCAACCAGGACGCTATCGTGAAGCTGATCGGCTGGGCGGGCAATCTGACCTGTTCTGGCGCACAGTTCCAGGGTGTTCTGTACGCTTAAAGGAGAAATTACATGGCTTATTCGTTCACTGAAAATCGCACTGGACTTCTCCAGATTGCGAATACTGATTCCGGCGTGACGATGGCGAATGGCACTTCTGCCATTCCTACGCCCCCGGCGACGCTTGGCATGGTTTGCCGCGCGTTCGACCCCACCTATGGCGAAGGTGAGTTCATTCTGCTTGTTGGCGTTGCCAGCACTGTGGTTGGCTCGCTTGTGACCTACAATGCCACGACCTATCAGACCACCCTGTCGGCCAATACGGCCAATCAGGCGACTCCGGTGGCCGTTGCTATGTCGGCTTGCACCGCCGGTCTGTTCGGTTGGTATCAGATTGGCGGCCTCGCGGTTGTCAAGAAGACCGCCGTGGCCGTCAACGCTCAGGTTCCCGTTTACCAGTCTGCCACTGTGGGCCGCGTTATGCCCACGGCTGCTTCTGGCAAGCAGGTTCTGGGTGCCCGTTCGGCCAACCTTGCTACCGTTGCTTCGACTGTTTCGACCGTTATCGTGTCGATCAATCGTCCGCATCTGCAGGGCGCGACCACCTAATGATCGTACCGTCTAATCTTGACGATACGATTCCCGTTGTGTGCAACACGGAGGATCACGAGATTTTCGGCAACATAACTGCTGCCGTTGCTCGTGATCTTCCGTGGTTGCAGCTTTCAGAGCCGCACGACGGGGTAGCAGTAATTGTGGGGGGCGGCCCTTCTATGAAGCCGCTGCTCCCCATGATTGCCGGGCATAAAAACGCAGGACAAGCTATTTTTGCCGTTAATGGCACACTTCCGGCTTTGGCTAGTGTTGATGTTATTCCTGACTACTTTGTGCTTTTGGACGCCAGGGCGCACAATCAGGGCTTTATTCAGCCCAACAAGAATACCAAGTACCTCATCGCGTCGCAGTGCAGCGATGGCGTTTTTGAGGCTTTAGAAGGCCATGACGTAACCGTCTGGCACCCGGCTTATCCCGGCATTCAGGACTATATCGGTGATCGCCTATGCGCCCTTATTGGTGGCGGTACTACTGTTGGCTTGCAGGCCATGAGCATCGCGTTTGCGATGGGGTATCGCAATATTCACCTTTATGGCTTTGATTCTAGTTATTCCAAGGCGGGCGAGGGCCATGCCTATTCCCAGCCTGCCAATGATGCTGACCCCCGCGAAAGCTATTGGGTAAACGGCAAAGAGTATATTGCTGCCCCTTGGATGGCCCGTCAGGCTATGGAATTCCAGACGGCTGCCCAGCAGCTTGCGGATGCGGACGCGGTTATTCAGGTCCACGGTCACGGCCTTCTCCCGGCCATCGCCAAGGCCATGTCTGAGCCGCCTAAGCCTATGTCTGAAATTGAGAAATATCAGACGTTATGGGGCACGGATGTTTACCGGGACGTAGCCCCAGGCGAAATGTTTGCCGAGCATTTTATTGAAATTGCTGACCCCAAGCTGTCAGATGTCATTGTTGACTTTGGATGCGGCACCGGCAGGGGCGGCCAAAAGATTGCCGACTTAACCCGTTGCTCAGTGCAACTCATTGATTTTGCTAATAATTGTCGGGATGAAGGCAATGATTTGCCATTTACCGTGGCTGATCTGACGAAGCCCATCGGCGTTAGCGGAAACATTGGATATTGCACTGATGTCATGGAGCATATTGCCCCTAGCGATGTGCCTGATGTCATTAAAAATATTATGGATTGTGTCGATAGCTGCTATTTCAAAATAGCCCTATTTGATGATAGTATGGGTCAGTTGATCGGCCACCCGCTTCATCTATCCGTTTTCCCTAGCGAATGGTGGCGAAATCAATTCTCCACATATGAAATTAAGTACGAGCATTCGGATGAAGGCGCGGCCTGTCCTTATGCGACGTTTTACGTCCGAAACCCATCATAAAGGATATAGATATGTCCATTCCTTCCCGAATTCTTGCTTCTGGTAACTCGCCGCTGGCGACCATTTCCATTGCCGGTGACGGCGCTACCGCCCTGACCGCGACTGGTTCGACCCAGGCCACTGCCCTGCAGCTTTCGGCTGTCTATAACGCCATTGGCACGACTGCTGCCAGCACTGGCGTTAAGCTGCCCCCGTGTGAAGCTGGCGCTCTGGTGTTCGTCTATAATGGCGGCGCTTCGACCCTGCAGATTTATACCAACGAAACCTCTGGCGTCACCATGAACGCGGCTGTTGCCGGTTCCACTGGCGTTGCCCTTGGCACAACCAAGACCGCGATTTGCATTGGCACTTCCGCGACCACCTGGGTTGTCACTTGCGCCCTGTCTTCCACATAAGGAGTAATTTATGCCTTTGGATAGCGATATCGCTAACGCCGATTCTCATCTGCATGTAGAGTTCTACATGTACGACAAGGCCCCGTTTAAGGACACGCCTTTCGTGAGAATTATGGTGCCCGGCGATAAGACTAACATCATTGAGCAGCCCGTTCGTGAACATCATAAGGAACGGTTTATTCGTCAGTGGCTTTATTTCCAGTCTCAGAATAGCGACGGTCAGGTTATCGGTACTAAGCTAACCGACTGGAACAAGGATGCTCCTAACGATCTCCATGATAGCCAAATGGCTGAATTGCAGATTCTCAAGTTCCAGACTGTAGAACAGGTCGCAACGGCTACCGATGCCCAGCTTCAGCGTATTGGCATGGGTGCCGCTGGCCTTCGAGAACGCGCTAGGTCTTATCTGACGCGCAAAAACCAGTCTGTCAGCGAATCTGAATTGGCAAAGACCCGTAATGAGCTTGATGAGCTAAAGGCCCAGATGTCCGCGCTCATGTCTCAGCGCAAGCCGGGGCGGCCTCGCAAGGAAGATGTAGATGTCCAGTACGACGATGCTTCAGTTGGTGCAACAGGTCACCAATGAATTAGGCATTCCAACACCGACAACGGTAGCGGGTAATACGAACCAAGACGTTATTCAGATTCTAGCGTTGATGAACGCTTCTGGATACGAATTGTTGCGTAAGGCTGATTGGCGTGAGCTAACCATGCCTCATAGCTTTTTCACTGAATACACGACCACTACCGGCGATTACACGACTTCTACGCTTACCATTACCAATATTCCGTCCACTGCTGGGCTTGATACAAGCTACATGGTTGTAGGGACTGGTTTTCCCAACGCCACGTTTATCAGCAGCGTTGATTCCGCCACTCAGGTCACAGTCTCGCAGTATTCTGCTCAGGCTGTGACCGGCGGGACTATTTACTTCCAGAAGGTCAAATATGACCTTCCAGCCGATTACGACAGCATCGTTCCTCGCACTCAGTGGGACAAGAGCAAGCATTGGGAAATGCTTGGCCCGGAAAGCGCCCAGCAGTGGGAATGGCTTCTGAGCGGCTTTATCAGCACTGGCCCGCGCATCCGCTGGCGTCTGTATGGCAGCTATTTCCAGATTTGGCCTGGCAATTCGACTAACGAATATCTGGGCTTTGAATACCGTAGTAAGGGCTGGGCGCGTTCGCCTACCGGCGTTGTCCAGAACAGCTTTACGAATGACAACGACACTTGCATCTATCCTGACCGGCTTATGGTCCTTTCGACCAAGCTCAAATATTTCCAGGCTAAGGGCTTTGATACGACGGCCCTTTACCGGGATTATTTGCAGGAATTCGAGACTTCCGTTGCTCAGGACACCTCGGCGGCCAACCTGTCGTTTGCGCCGCGTCCGGGCACGGTTCTGATTGGCTGGGATAATATCCCTGATACTGGTTTTGGGAACTAACTATGCGCCCATCTTTTTCCAGTTTTTATACGACTAATGGTACTAGCTTTGTATTGGCATCCAATGTTCCATAACCAGCAATCTGGCACATTTAATATCGGAGCGCAAGCCTAATGGCAATTAGCCCACGCGCAATGATCCAAGGTACAGTGGCTCAAGTGCAGTCACTGCCCGCCCCGCTGGGCGGTTGGAACGCGCGTGACAGCCTTGCCAATATGGAGCCTACGGACGCCGTAACGCTCATTAACATGTTCCCCACGGTCAGCAACTTGACCATGCGAGGCGGTTATACCAAGCACGCCACGGGTTTAGACGGCAAAGTCCAGACCCTAATGGTTTATAACGATGGCAACAGCACAGAAATGTTTGCCGTTACCAGCACGGGCAAAATCTATGATGTGACTGCCGGAGGCGCGGTTGGCGCTCCGGTTGTTACGGGCCTGACCAATGGTATTTGGGAATACATCAACATAACTACCGCTGGCGGCAGCTATTTGATGGCTGTTAATGGCGAAGATTCCGCGCTCTTATACAACGGCACAACGTGGACTAACCCGGCTATTACTGGCGTTACGTCTGCTGATTTGTGCAATATTACGCTGTTTAAGAACCGCATTTGGTTCATTGAGCAATACACGTTAAAGGCTTGGTATCTTCCGACCAGTTCAATTGGCGGCGCGGCTCAGTACATTGATATGAGTTCGATTGCCAAGTTTGGCGGTCATCTAGTCGATCTAGACACTTGGACGCTGGATGCCGGTTATGGCGTTGATGACAACCTGGCGTTCATTACCAGCATTGGCGAAGTCATTGTGTACCGGGGCACCGACCCGGCCAGCGCGGCTACATGGTCATTAATTGGCGTCTGGAAGCTGGGCTCCCCTGTCGGAACGCGCTGTATGCTTAAATGGGGCGGCGACCTTCTGATCCTGACGTATGACGGCCTTATGCCTATGGCCGCGTCCCTGCAATCCAGCCGCTTAGACCCCCGCGTGGCTTTGTCGGACAAGATACAGGGCGCTATTACGGCAGCCACGACGGCGTATGGCGGGAATCACGCATCTGTTGGTTGGCAAGTCGTTTACACGGCTAAGAACAATGCCGTCTGGATCAATGTCCCGGTGGCTGACGGTCAACAGCAGCAGTACGTTATGAACACCATTACAAAGTCTTGGTGCCAGTTTATTGGCTGGGCTGCCTATTGCTGGGAGATATTCTCAGACGATCCTTACTTTGGCTCCGATGGATACGTCGGCAAGGCTTGGGACGACAATTATACGGACTACACTAGCAACATTACAACTTCTACGCTCCAGGCGTTCAATTACTTTGGCTCGCGTGGCGTTAAGAAATATTTCACCCGCGCTAGACCTAGCATTTTTACCAACGGCGACCCGACTATCGGCGTCGGCATGAACATTGACTTTGATACGTCCGACACCACGGCTCCCGTCACGTTTAGCGGCTCGGCGTATGGTGTTTGGGACGCTCTTACAAGCACTTGGGACGTAGCCATCTGGGGCGCTGATTTGGCGATCCAGAATACATGGCTTGGCATTACTGGCATTGGCTACTGCGGCGCTCTTCAGATGAAGACGGCCAGCAGCGGCCTGCAGATTCAATGGGCCTCAACAGATGTGGTGTATCAGACCGGATGGGCGGGCGTATAGTTAGCGGTCCAGCAGTGGGCCATTGGGTTGCAATGCAGATGAACGGCGCTTTTAGCCCGAACACCAGCACTGCAATAGGATTAGAAGACGACGCCGGGTTAAAAGCCGGTGTCATTTACGAGAATTGGAATGGTAAATCTCTAGTAGTTCACTTGGCAATTAAAGGCCGGATTACTAGAACGTTTTTAGGAGCAATCTTTAGGTATGGTTTCATTACTTGCGGCATTGAAAAGGCGATAGCCCCGATAAGTAGCGGAAACGAAAAGATTAATTCCTTTGTGAAAAAAGTTGGGTTCATAGAAGAAGCAAGGATTACTGACGCAGCACCGGACGGCGACATTGTTTTGTACACGCTGAAAAAGGCTGACTGTAAGTATTTAGGAGAAAGTTATGGGCAAGCCTAGTCCTCCCCCGGCACCGAATTACCAGCAGTCTGCCACGCAGCAGGCGGCGGCCAACGTTGAGGCTGCCCAGAAGACGGCTATCCTCAATAACCCGAATATCATTAGTCCTTACGGCAAGCAGACCGTTACCTATTCGTCGTCGCCTGTTGTTGACCAGCAGGCTTACGATCAGGCTATGCAGAACTGGC